CCCTACTTACTGTGAAATCAAATTGTTGTTGTGACTGACCGTTTTTTATGTCATAAAAAATTGTTATATTCAATTCGTTTCTATCATACGCACTATCATTTATACTTAACTGAACATTCGATACTCTTGGTTCTAAGATAGAAATATCTTTTATTATACTACGACCAACCCTATGTCCTATCTCATTACCACCTAACTCAAAAAGTCTTGCTCTCAAATTTGCACCAAAGTTAGGTTTAAAAGGTCTCTCAAAGTCATTTGTTAAGAGAATATTTTTCAACGATCTTTTTATAGCATCAGAATCTTTTTTCAATACAACATCGTTAGTCACTGGATGTCTCTCGAAAGTAATATCTAAATCAGAATACAAATCTGGAATTGCAACAGTTTTAGAATTTGGTTTTGTATAATCTCTTGCCATTTAACTATTTATACTCCTATACATTAACAATTGAAACTGTTTGACCATTTGTTGGTGGTGTTTCAAAAACAATCTTATTTCCAACAACTGAAATACCAGATGTTGCCTCTTCTAGAGATAATTTATCTGGAGAACCTTGGCCACTAGGACCTGTTTCGTTAGTTTCTAGTAATATGTTGCCACCATCTTCTAGACCCATTTTGTCTTTTTTACCATCTATAAAAATTAATCTAGAACCTGCTTGTGCAGGTAATTCAAACTCACTTGATGAACCATCTGCATCGAAAAAATTAACGGCTGGGTCTCTTTCACCAAAATTAGGTGCTCTCAATGATTGTTTTTTAGGTTCTTTCTTTACTGCCATAACACCTGCGATAGCTGGCACTGCAATGTTAATGTTAAATGGCATACCGATAAGTTTTAGTAAATCACAAAATGTAAAGAATAAAAACTTAAATATTTTACCTAGACCTATTGCATTGAAAAACTTTTTAACTATTTTGACCCAATCAAACAAAAGTTTCTGAGTTAGTTTATACACAAAATCTTCCAATGCAACCTTGATTTCTGATACAGTCTCTTCTAGAGATTGCACTGTTCTATCTATTGCGCCACCTATTATCGATCTTAGATTAAAACCTCCGATACTAATACTTTCTAAAGCATCTGTTATACTTTTGTTTATATCTTCTATTTGTTTTTTAATCTCTTCTCTTGCATCACCTACGGCAGTAGAAAGTTTTTCCATAAGTCTCTTTCTTTTTTCTACTAATGCTTTTGTCAAACCGTCTATCAAACTAGCTACATCAAATTTGAAAAGACCTGGTAAACTTGGTAAACCCAATGCATCCCATATCTCATCAAACTTATCTATCAGACCACCAAAAGCACCGTGTAGATTACCTGCTAATATCTTTTGTATTTGTGTTTTAATATACTGCCAACAAAGTTTTGCTTTCCACTCGTCACAAACAACTCCTAGATCACCGTTAAAACCTTTGAATGTATCTGGTATCAATGCAAAAAATTTATCAACTTTAGCTGCTATTTGTGTTTTGACTTTTAGTTGTTCTTCAGCAGTTAGTATTTTAAGTATATCTATATCAATACCCAATACATTTATTTCAAGTTTTACTGGTATAAGTTTTGATATCAACTCAGCAATTTTAGTAGGTACAAAAATCTGAAACTCTTGTAGTAATTCTGTTATCGCATCGTTTATTTCTTTTTGCCAATTACGAACTGTGCCTTTTTGCCAAAAAGGAGATAGAATATCTGCAAACTTATCCATAAAATCTTCGATATCTTTTATGATTTTTTCAATTTGTTCTCTGACTTCTTCGGTGATCTTATCACCTAATTTTGCCATTTCAACTTTGAGTTTACTAGGTATCTGTGCGATTTTATTTAAGGCATTGACTAAATCTTCTTTCGTAGGTAAAGAAAAAATGTCGTCTTCTGGACAAGTTAGTGCCGATGGTATGGTTGCTGTAAATGCCATTATGAATTGAGTTTTATTTCTGTGCCGTTTAAATCTATGAGTGGTGCTATTACTGTTACCGCTTCTGAACCTGTTATGTCGGTTTTACCCTTTACATCTGCCTTTAAGTTTCCACCAATATCAAGTGTAGCATCTCCTAAAACTTTTATGTTTACTTTGCCACCAACATACAGTTCATTGTCTTTACATATAACAGTGTAATTATCATTCACTACTCTGTGAATTTCATTACCATCTTTATCTATTTCATAGAAAGTTCCTGTTCTATGTTCTATAGATATTCTTTCGTTGCCTCTTGTATCATCTAATTCTACAATATGACCTGATTCAGTGTAATGAGCCTTGTTATAAGGATATAAAGGTGTTGCGTTTGATTTAGCATTTTCAATGATAGAACTCATGTCTCTACTATCATACTTTGCATCACCAGTTGTAAACACATTTATATCTGATGCATCTGTAATAAGAGGATAGTAAGGCAATGTTTTATCTGCCTCTGTAAATTCTTCTCTTTCAGAACCCTTACCATCATATTTGATACCTGCATCTTTTAATAATTGAGGTGCAGTTTCTAGAGATGCAGTAAGTTCATTTGGTCTTGCAGGTGCCTGAGGTGGATTTAGACCATCTGATGTGTTTGCATAATCTGATTGTTTATGTCTTCTAGGGTCATTAAATCCTTTATCGGGACTTCTTTCTAAAAGTTCGTCTGTGATTGTCTCTTTATAACCTTGTTGAGATATACCTTGTTGCACACCTAATACAACAAAGTCTTGATTATCTGGGTCTCTGAAATGTCCATATACAGTTGTGCCTTCAACTAGATTATGTTGATTACCAAAACCACCTAGACCTGCTGATGTGGCAGGCATCACAACATGTGACCATGGTAAATCAGGCGTTGCTATAAACTGTTTATCGTCTGTATGTAATGTATGAACACGCACACGAACTCGGCCTATTTTTAATGGGTCATTTCTATCTTCTACTACTCCGTGATAAAACATATTTTACTCTAGTGTTTGTATACCATCTATATCACCTAATGGGAAGTAAGCATTCAGTTCTACACCTAAACTATCTTTAGCACAAGTTAAATGAACTACGCCTGTCTCGTCAATAGGATTTAAATTATATTGTATTTTTGTTATTAAGTATCTAGGGTCTTGAACTTCGTCTTTACCCTCTGGTTGTAATTTAGGCATTTTAAGATTACATATAGTGCCCACTGTTAAATCTGTTCGAAAAGGTAATGCTATATAAGTATTGTTTTGTAGTAATAGTGATTTCAAAGCTCTTCTTTGTAGACTAGATGTATTTCTAACCTCGTTTCCTAGTTGTTGTGTTATTTGATCTTTGCCTTCCGCATCTATTAACTTTGCTTCATCTGAGAAAGCATTTGTAGGATTTACTTGATGATTTATTACGGCATCTACTTGATCGTTAGGTGCTAAGTCAACTACTTCTTCCTTCAACTCGTATGAAGGAACTTTTGTAGGTGCGCCAGATAATTCTGCTGAGTATGTTACCTCATTTTCTTTCAATCTTATAGGTGGATGTTTTGATACATGTAATTGTTCTTCACTATCGAAACAATCTGCCAATCTAAAAACATTTTCTTCTGGTATTTTTCTTACAGGGTCATATGCTATTTGTGTGCCAGCATAAGCACCATCTTTAAAACCTTTTAATACATTAAATCTTGTAGGTTGTTTAAAGGCTAAAATTTTAGAATTTATACCTAAACCTGGTGTATCGATTGGTATATCTTCTGAATCTATATCTTGTCTAGTATTAAAATCAAAAATTAATGGAGTTTCTAAATCTTTACACATTGTTTCAAATGAAACAAATCTAAAACTTCCGTTCATAGTTTGAAAAAAGAACATTGAATTTTCATAACTGTTTGTATTAGACTTTTTATTTGCATTTTGCGTTGCATACGATATAAACTTAGAAATTGTCCAGTTAGGACATACTACTTGTAAATTTTCTGGTTCTGAGTCTTCCCAATAATCAGCCACATCTTTTAATTCTCTTTGGTCTTGAAATCCTGCATCGTTCATTAAAACATCTAACAACATATTAGAATAGGAACCTCTCAGTGTTTTACTAAGTCTTTTATTATTACATATAAATTGTTTAGGGTCAGTGAAATGTAAAACATACGATCTTGTATTTTGAGCTTGATGAGCCTGATGATCAGTCATAGCATAGATTCTAAATGTTTTATTTAAAGAAAACTCAGGTAATGTTTTATCATTTACACCATCTTTTGCAGCTATATTAATTGTTAAAGATTCTTGACCTGTCAACTTGAAGTTTTGTAAAATACCTGCACCATCTAAGATAGTAAGTCTTCCAGATAAAAAAGGTTCATATATAGATTCAAAAATTATAACACTACTACAAATCTTTCTAAGACTAATTGATTCTTGTTCTGGATTTGTGAGTATCAATGAATCTATAAAAAACTCACCTGATTTTAAATTACTCATGATAACATTACTTTCTCAAAACGATTTACTACTCTCTGTATAAGAGTAGGTTGAATGTATTTTATAAATCGTTTCGAATCATTTATTTCAAATTCTTCCTCGTATTTTGATACACCAGTAAAACCTGGTGCCTCTGTGTTTCTTCTGAGACCATCAGAATTTATGTAATAAGATATACCGTCTCTATGATTTATAACTGATGTAGGAGTAAAAGAATTACCTGATACTGCACCTGTAATTTGTTCGTTAGCAACAAAATTACCACCCTCGATACATATTCTTTTTTCTAGAGGTGATACTTCTATTACTCTGCCCTCTGACGATAAACTTGTGACTTTTTCTCCCATTAAAAATTTATTAGTAGAAGAAACTATATCTGTCGATTGAGTTCCTATTGCTAATTGACCTGGAAATTTTTTATCTAAGTATCTTTCAAAAGTAGCATAGTCTTTATGCCAATCATAATAATTCTCTATGTCATTTACTATGAACAAAGTCCAATGCAAATCAGAATCACCATATAATTTAGCTGCTACTATATCTGGTCTTTCGCCATCTGTCAATTCATAGATATTATAATCTATTATACTACTGACAGCTTCTTGTTCTATTTTTGACTTTCTAAAAAAATCTTTAATTCTTATAACTTTATTATTAGATAATTTATAAGTTATATCTGGAAAGTTTTTAAAAAATTTATTTGCCATTAGGTGGTACCCTCTGTATCATTAACACCAGCTTTTTTCAACATATCTTCTCTTGAATCAAGAGGCGAATCTAAAATTGCACCAAAAGGATTATCTCTTAAAGCCTGTTTTTGTGCTTCTGCATCAAACTGTGCTGTCTTCAATCCTACTTTATGTCTCGGTGCCTTTATCATATCATAATTTTGTAGAGACATGATTCTAATTTCTAAAAAGTTAAGAGTTAATTGTATATGATTGGGCATACCATCATAGTGTGTAGAAAACTTTTGACCACCAGTATAATCGACCTGTGCATTGGTACAGATTGCTGGTAAGAAACCATCTATATTGTTTGCGAGTGGTCCTGCAAAGTAGATATCAAAAATGTTTGGATAATTAAATGCATTTTGTTGTGTATCTAAATCATCATCTAAAACTAACTCACCAAAACTAAAATTTTCATTCAAACCTATTTGACCATCTTCTTGAAATGCAAGAGGATTCAAATCTGCACCTTCTATTTTCATAGAACCTGTATTTGGTAACATAGAACTACGAAATGTGTATATAATTTCTCTTACTCTCTCAGCTTCATCTTCTGATTTAGGATAAAAATCAAATGTAAAGTCCCATGATCTAAAAGGTATACCATCTAACATTTGTTCCATTTGTGGGTTGATTGCAACACCCTTACTTAATCCGACTAAACCACTAGATACACCTTGTAATCCTTTAAATGCCATGCCTGTTAGAACCGTATTCATTTGTTCGCCAGTTTGGTTCATCGCATCGCCTACGCTACTTTGATTAACAACATCCATTATAGCTCTTGCAAAATCACCAACAGATTGCTCTCTGTATCTAACATTAGCCTGTGATATTAATGTATCGGGCACATACATTGCTATAGACCTACTTTTAAATACATCGTGGTTTTTATTTAAGGGCGAATTCTCTTTACCACCTCTAGCTCTAACATCGAAAACTATGTAATTTGCAAGTTGGTCTTTATAAGGATAAACTACTTGTGGTACGAGTGGTGTTCCTGTTTTTTTAGCATGAACATTACTTATACCACCTTTAGCAAGTGAGTTTTCTAAATTCTTTCTTCTTTGATTTAGTATATTATAGGCCTCTTCTTTTACATCTCCTAATTCATCTATCGCTGATGTGTAGTTGATTGATTGAATTTTACTTGCAATACCTTTTAATGAGTTTATTGCATTCTTGGCTTTGTTGAATTTGTCTAGGAGTTTATCAATTTTTGACATATAAATAACCTTAAAGTTTTAATATAGTTATTTATGTCATATAGTGGTAAGTTTAAACCTAAGAATTACAAAAAATATCGAGGTGACCCTACAAAAATCTTTTATCGTTCACTTTGGGAACGAAGATTCATGGTTTACTGCGATAATAACTCAAAAATCATAGAATGGGGCAGTGAAGAGATAGTAATACCATATAAATCGCCTTTAGATCAAAAAACCCATAGATATTTCCCTGATTTTTATGTAAAATATATTAATAAGGATAAACAAGTAGTCCGTGAGATTATAGAAGTCAAACCGAAGAGACATCTTTCGCCTCCGAAAGAACCTAAACGCAAGACTCAAAGATATCTTAATGAAGTTGCTACATATATTAAAAATAAGGCAAAATTTAAAGCGGCTGAAGAGTTTTGTAAAGACCGAAAGTATGGTTTTAGAATACTTACAGAAGAACAACTACTTCCAAAAAAATGAAAACATATATTTTT